GGTGATTTTATGCAAAGTGATATAGGACATAAAAGTGGTTATGGTCAAATGTTTAAATTATTTAATGATCCTATAAGTAAAGAAAATGGCATACATTGTTTTGGTTTTACAAAGGATGATATTTTAAGAAGCGAATTACAAAAATACATTATTGGTAAATTAGAAGATTCTATAAAAAAATAGTGTAATAATTATTACATGATAGAATTAGAACCAATCATTGCGGCGGTCATAACAGCCCTGGCTACCTTGGGAAGTGTACTGGGTGGTCAGATGCTCATGCGCAAAAAAGCAAAAAATTGTGTTATAAGAGAAAACGCTCAAAATGCAAACGTATATACTGCCTTAAAGTACGTTCTTCAACAAATGGAAGGTGATAGAGTTTATATCATGGAATTTCATAACGGGGAAAGCTATTTTTCGGGCAGAAGCCAACAAAAGTATAGCTGCACCCATGAAGTCGTAGAAGAGGGCATCAGCGCTGAATGTGAGTTCTCTCAAAATCATAGAGTTTCTAATTACCATGATTATATCAACAGGCTAGTTAAGGATTCTAAATTTGCATACAAAAACATAGAAGATATTGACGATAGAGCTTTTCATCAGATGTTAGTAAAAAAAGGCGTTAAAAGTATATACAACGTGCCAATCAAAACATTAAATGGAAAAATAATTGGTATACTAGGAATCGATTATGTTAAAAACCAAATAGATGTAAAATGTCTAACTGATGATAATTGTAACTTTATGCATAGACAAGCACGTTTAATTGCAGGTTATTTAATATAATTAAATTAATTGAAATAGTTATATTAATTATTTAATATAATTATATGATTACTGAATTCTGTACTTCCTGCGGAGCAAAATACGAATATTCTTTAAAGAAGCCTAATTTTTGCTCTTCGTGCGGCGCAACCCTCGGGAGCAGCGCTCAAAAAAACGAACCACAAGAAAATAAGCGTCCTGAGCCAGAAATAATTCAAGCTAGCGATGATCACTTGCCTAATATTTCTAAACTAGAATACTCTTTGAACTCTTCAAGCAATAAAGTAACATTTGGAGATTTAGTTTCTGAAGCTTCGCGCTCAGATGGAGAATACAAAAAAACTTCGGTTCGACCACAAGCTAAATACGACCCGAATGAAGATGTCCTAAAGTCTACCATGGACCGATGCCGATCAAAACTCGAGCCTGAGGACGTCGGTGGCGAAGAAAAGTAAACTTACTTACGAAGAATGCTACGATGTTATTGAGCTAGAATTAGCCAAGCGTCAAGGCAAATGGTTTTTAAGTTCTCTTGCCTGGGTTGACTTTGACGACGTCAAGCAAATTATTCGTACCCATTTACATAAAAAATGGCCGCAGTGGGATCAAGAACGTCCTCTGCGCCCGTGGCTGAATAGAATTATATCAAATCAGCTTAAAAACATTTTAAGAAATTATTATAGCAATTTCGCTAAACCCTGCTTAAGTTGCCCATTCAATCAAAGCGGAGTTACAGAAGAAGGGGAATTTGGGCTTTGCGGGTTTACAGAAAGTAAAACACAATGTAATGAGTGTCCGCTTTACGCCAAATGGGAAAAGACCAAGAAATCGGCGTATGATATAAAAATGGCGGTAACAATTGAAAATCATTCCCATGAAATAAAGTATAAAAATGATAGTTCTTTTGAATTAGAGGAAGCAGAAAGAAAACTACATTTAGAAATGAAAAAAACCTTAAGTGAGAAAAATTATGAAATATATACTATGTTATTTATTGAAAACCTCACTGATGAAGAAGTTGCTAACAAACTAGGATACAGAACAACAGAGAAAGGAAGAAAAGCGGGTTATAAACAAATAAAAAATTTAAAAAAGCAATTTAAAGCCAAAGCAGAAAAGATATTAAAAACAAAGGATATATTTTATGGACAAGGTTGAATTAACAGAAGAGCAAAAAGATTTTATAGACAAAAACTATAAAAAGATAACTAATTTAAATGAATTAACCTGCGCTGTATACATGGGGGAGGACTTAGACGGCAGAACTAAAGAAGGAAGAGCTGTGAGAGCTTATATGGCCACAAAAGACTATAAATATTCTACAACTCAAAAAAAGAAAGTACCTCCTGTAGTTTTAACAAAAGACCAGAAAGAGTTTATTCTTAATCAAGCTGATGGCACAATGAAAGCTTTTGATATCGCTAAGCTTCTTTTTTCAGAAAAGGACATTACGCCATTAAGTAAAGAAACTGTAGTCATAGCTGATTTCTTAAAAAAACAATTACCAGAAAAAACTAATCCAACTGACACCGCAATTGGAAAATCCTATAAACCGTTAAAATCGTTCGAGGATATACTAAATCTTGTAAACAAGTCTACAAACCAGGAGTTGGATTCCTCAAAGATGCAAATGCAGGTAAAGAAAGGTATAGAAGCTTTAATGAAGTTCCTGCATTCTCCTAGGTTAATACAAACTGTAGGTAATTATACAAACAAAAAAGATAGAGAACTTTTTGAAGCTGAATTTATAAGAGCCACATGGGATAAACCAGATTTAACAAGTGATGAACTAAATTTATATATTAATGTATGTATTGATTATATTAATTTAATGAATATTCAGAAAGCTATTGATAAACTTAATCATATGTTTGAAGAATGTGAAGATCAGAGGGATATGACTGTTAGATTGGCTGAGCTACTAAAAACCAAGAGTGAAGAATATAACCAATGTGAAAAGCGTATGGAGAGTCTTATTACTCGCTTGAATGGTGATCGAGCAAAGCGCGTACAAAATAAACAAAGCCAAAACGCATCAATATTAAATTTAGTCCAATTATTTCAAGAAGAAGAAGAAAGAAAGGTAATGGTAAAAATTGCTGAAATGCAAAAGGCTATGGTAGAAGAAGAGGCTGGGAATATCGAAGCTATGCCTGACTGGAAGGCTAGAGTTCTTGGATTACGTAAAAATGACGTATCATGAGTTCAGAGGGTAAAATTGTTTGTGCGGAATGCAAAAAGACTTTTAAGTCCGATAGCGCCCTGCATAAACACGTTAAAGCTCACAATTTAACTGTTGCTGAATACTATACCCGTTTTTACCCCAGAAAGAATAGACTCACAGGAGATCCATTACCCTACAAGAATAAATCAGACTATTTCAATAATGACTTCTCTACAAGAGAACAAATGATAGAATGGTGCAATATACATAAAGACAAAGAAGAAGTAAAAGAATATATACTAAAACAATTAAAGTTAAGAATAGATAAAAATAAAACAATATATTGCCCTAACCATATAGAAATAGAAATAAATAAATTACCGCCAATAGATCTATATAAACGGAATTTCGGCGGTTATGGACAAGCCTGCAAAGCGCTTGGCCTTGATCCAATATATAATAAAGGAATAAAACAAGATATTTTAAAACCAGAACCAAAAGCAAAACAAGCTCTAGTCTATGTAGACACCAGAGAACAAAAACCTCTTTTTTTTAATAATAGTAAAGATCACAAGCTTGACTTTGGTGATTATACTATGGGTGGAGATAATTATACATATACTTATGTTGACCGCAAAAGCGAAGACGATTTTAAGGGTACGATGACGGTTGGTTTTGAAAGGTTCAAAAAAGAGTTAGAGAGAACAAGACAATTTAATGCTTTTTTATATATTGTTACTGAAAGTAGTATTGATAAAATAATTAAAAATAATAAATATAAATCTTACCGCTCTAATCTTTCTTATGTTTGGCATAACATGCGTGTTTTGACTCATGAGTTTAAGGGTCATTGTCAATTTGTTTTTTCTGGCAGCCGCCCAAACTCCCAATTACTTATTCCAAATTTATTATATTATGGTGATAAATTATGGGATGTAGATATACAATACTTTTTAGATAAAAGATAAATATGAATAAAGAAGATATAACCTTACCTGATTTTGATGTAGAAGAAGTTTATACATCATTTTCTCAATCTTATGATTGGGGACTTAAATACTCTAATATACCTGACACTTGGAAAGTCACAAAAGGAAAAGGAATAACCATTGCTGTTATAGACACTGGTATGCCTGATCATAAAGATATAGGAGATAACGCCATTGAGGGTGGTAATTATATACCAACTGAAGATATATATGATTATAATGGTCACCAAACACATTGTGTTGGTATAATCTCAGCAAAAGACAATCAAGAAGGTTTTGTTGGTGTTGCTCCTGAAGCTAAATGTGTTTGTTATAAAGCTTTAAATACAAAAGGGGGAGGAACTTATAATCAAATAAATGCAGCATTAAGAGATGTAATTAAATTAAAACCCGACTTGGTTTCCATGTCTTTGGGCGGTAGAACGCCCAATGCTGAAATGCATAAATTAATTATAGATTTATATAAAATGAATATTCCTGTTGTATGCGCCGCTGGTAATTCTGGATCCAGTGGGGTTGGTTATCCAGCCGCTTTTCCTGAGAGCATAGCAATAGCAGCATTTGATAAACGAGGCATGATAGCACATTTTTCTTCTCGCGGTTCGCAAGTTGATTGGGCTGCCCCCGGAGCTGATATTTACAGTACATACTTAAATCAAAGTTATGCATCTTTAAGTGGTACTTCGATGGCATGCCCTTTTATGGCAGGAGTCATTGCTCTCATGATAGCAAAACATAGAGAACAAGAAAAACGCACAGGAAAAAATGATTGCAAGACGGTTCAGGATATACGAGATCATTTGCTTAAGTATACTAATGATAAAGGTAGTGTTGGTAAAGATAGTAGCTGGGGATACGGGGTTGTTGACGTCCAAAAGCTACTAGCCACGACAACCACTTCTACTACCCCAAAGCCTACTACAACAAACGCGCCTACTACTACCCCTGCACCCCAGAAGAAAAAACAAAAATCAATAATGCCTTTTGTGAAAAAGAATGCAGCATGGATTATGTTTGGCGTTTTTGCGTTATCTCTTCTAGGCGTTGCTTTATATAATTTTATTTCTTAATCAACTAATTTTAAATACTATGGCTTGGATAGACGGAAAACAACAAAAAAGAGACAAGTACTCTACTGAGATAAACGAAATCATCTTGGCTAAAAAAGGCTTCCTTGAAGAAAGGGAAGCTAAATTATTGCTGTACAAATTTTTAAGGGCTAATACTACTTTTGCGGTAGATATGCTCAGTGGCATAAAACTTTTTCCCTTTCAACATATGGCAGTGAAGGCTATGCTTGAGTCAGACTACTTTATGGGGGTTTGGTCTCGTGGTATGTCAAAGTCCTTTACAACAGGCGTATTCGCGTTTCTAGACGCTATATTGAATCAGGGAGTAGAAATAGGAATCGTCTCTAAATCTTTTCGTCAGGCGAAAATGATATTCAAGAAGATAGAGGATATTCTAAACAAGCCTGAAGCAGCTATGCTTGCGCAATGCGTAACAAGAAAGTCGAAAGCTAATGATCAATGGACTTTAGAGATAGGAACAAGTAAAATTCATGCATTGCCATTAGGCGATGGTGAAAAACTTCGTGGTTTCAGGTTTCATAGAATTATTATTGATGAGTTTTTGCTTATGCCTGAAAGGATATATAACGAAGTTATCGTTCCTTTCCTTTCTGTTGTGGAAAACCCTACTGAAAGAGAAGATTTGTACAATCTAGAAACCCAGATGATAAAAGAGGGAAAAATGCAAGAGGAGGACAGACATGTCTGGCCGAACAATAAATTGATTATGCTTTCTTCCGCTTCTTACAAATTTGAATATATGTATAAATTATATCAAAAATTTGAATCATTAATAAATGGTGAAATTGTTGAGACTGGCAACGCTCATCGCACAATAATGCATTTTAGTTATGATTGCGCCCCAAAACAATTATATGATCAAAATTTAATTAATCAGGCCAGAGCCAGTATGAGTCAAAGTCAATTTGATCGAGAATTTGGCGCGGTATTTACCGATGATAGCTCTGGATACTTTAAGATCTCAAAAATGGCTGCTTGCACCGTTCCTGACGGCCAGAGCCCATGTGTAGAGGTAGCTGGTGAACCTGCTGATAAATATCTGCTCTCTTTTGACCCCAGTTGGGCGGAAAGTGAAAGTTCTGATGATTTTGCTATGCAAGTCTTCAAACTAAATGACGACTCTAGACTCGGTACATTAGTTCATAACTACGCTATGTCAGGCGCTCGCCTGAAAGACCACATATTTTATTTTCATTATTTATTAACTAATTTTAATATTGTTGCTATTGTGGGCGACTACAACGGCGGAGTCCAATTTTTGAACGCTTGTAACGAAAGCAGTCTCTTCAAGCAAAACAATTTGAAGATTGAAACTATTAGTACAGATCTTGATAATTTAGAAAATTATCAGCAGGCATTGCGAAATACAAAGTTAGAATACAATTTAGATAAAAAGAAAATTTGTATATTGCGCAAGCCTACTTCCCAATGGATTAGAACTGCTAATGAATTATTACAAGCTAACTTTGATCATAAGAGGATATACTTTGGTTCAAGGGCGGTAAACGATGATTACCAAAAGCAAAGGAATAAAAGAATACCAATCAAGGATTTAAAATTTCTAAGAACCGCAGAAGATGAAAAACAAAGTCCTGCTGCAAAAATGATTGACCTGGTGGAGCATCAAGTCGACTTAATAGAAAAAACAAAAGCTGAATGTGCTTTGATTCAAATAAAAACTAGCGCTCAAGGGACTCAAAGTTTTGACCTACCTGACAACCTCAAAAGACAGACCGGTCCAGAGAAGGCAAGGAAGGACTCGTACTCAGCTTTGGTGCTAGGGAATTGGATGATTAAAATATACTACGATATGATGAATGTTGAGGAAAGTAATGTTCAGGCAACTTTCACACCAATGTTCGTAGCATAAAGTTAAAAGTTAACTTTTGACTTTTTGTAGACTTTTATCTATCTTTCGTGTATCATAATACATGTCGAAGCGTAAATATACTAAGAAATCAGAATACTGGGATAAATTTAACAAAAAAGATCTTACAGAATTAATTCAAGAAACTCAAGGCGCTGAGCCTGCATGGAATCCAACTTTAGCAGGAGAAGCTTATTATGCACAAACAAGCAAGGCGAGTTATGAGCGCTCAGGATCAAGCAATAGTAAAGGTACAGCAAGAACTAATTCTAGATTCAATAGAGCGACAGTAGCAAAAAAAGGTTTTAAATACGCTAACATTCGAGAGGGTGAGCTTCCATACTATTATGGAAAAGGCGGCTGCGATATTAGAGACGCTATAATGCTATGTCAAAAAGCTTACGCTAACATTCCTATTTTTAGGAACGTAATAGACATCATGTCTGAATTTGCAAATACCGACCTTCACTTAGAGGGCGGCACAGAAAAATCAAGATCTTTTATCGACAAATGGATGCAAAAAATAAAAGTCTGGTCAGTTAAAGATCAATACTTTAGAGAATATTATCGAAGTGGTAATGTTTTCATGTATAGACTTGATACTAAATTTACAGACGATGATTTTAGCAGAATGTCTAGGATATATGGTTCTGAGTTTATGAAACCAGGGGAAATTCCAGTTCGTTACATTTTATTAAATCCTTATGATATAGCAACTGTTAAGTCATCTAATTTCAATGGTCAGGTTTATAGAAAAATATTATCTGAGTTTGAATTAGAAAGGCTAAGAGATCCAAAAACAGAATATGATAAAGAAGTTTTAGATGGTCTTTCTCCTGAAGATCAAAAAGCCATCAAGAAAGGTCAATTCGCAGCTAATGGTATTTTTGTAAATTTAGACACTAATAAATTAATATATTCTTTTTATAAAAAACAAGATTATGAACCTTTTGCTATTCCTTTTGGTTATCCAGTACTTGATGATTTAAATTGGAAACTAGAACTTAAAAAAGTTGATCAAGCTGTTACTCGTACTATAGAGAATGTTATTTTGTTAATTACCATGGGTAACACACCCGACAAGGGCGGTATTAATCCACATAATTTACAAGCAATGCAATCTTTATTTGCTAATGAAAGTATTGGTAGAGTTTTGGTTAGTGATTATACAACAAAAGCTGAATTTATAATACCAGACTTAAATAAAGTATTAGGCCCAGAAAAATATCAAATAGTTGATCAAGATATTAAAGAAGCTTTACAAAATGTTGTAGTTGGTAGTGAAAGATATAGTAATACTCAAGTCAAGGCTCAAATATTTCTTGAGAGATTAAAAGAAGCTAGAAATGCTTTTATCAATGATTTCTTACAACCTCAAATTAAATTGGTTTGTCAAAACCTTGGTTTCAGGAAATACCCAATAGTAAAATTCCAAGAAATAGATTTAAAAGATGAAGTTCAGTTACAGAGAGTTACAACCAGGCTAATGGAGCTTGGAATCTTAACTCCAGAGCAAGGCATACAAACAATTAAAACTGGCATGTACCCAGAAGCCAATAAAGTCGGCGAAGGTCAAGAAGCTTATTTGGAAAACAGGCAAAAAGGTTTATATACTCCGCTAGTTGGAGGTCAACCAATACCCTTAAGTGAAGAACAGCTAGAAGAGCAAGCAAACAATCAGCCTCAGCAGCCTCAGCAAAAACAAGCTACTCCTCAACAATCAGGAAGGCCTTCTGGAACAAATAAAGAAGGTAAAACTGCCCTTGCTGACAGGAAATCTTTACAGGGCATAATATATGATACTGAAAAATTATTCTCTTTTGCTCAGAAAACAATGAGGCAAGAAAATAAAATAAAAAGATTATCCAAAGAAAAAAAGAGCTTATTAGACGAGCTTTGTAAAACAGTAATTATATCTTGTGAAAAATCTGATTGGGAAGATCAGGTATCCGCTTGTATAAAGGATTTTAATCAAATAGAGAAATTAAATACATTGCCAGAAGTTCTTGATGAAGCTCATGAAAACGACATGGAGCTTTACCCATCTGCGCTGTATTATCATAGCAAACAAAATAACTCTGATTCTCAAAAATAAAAAAACTGTGTATCATTTCTTATAACTTTTAAAAAAAATATGGAACTAGATTTTTCGAAAAACATTCAAGGCTCTAAAGAGCTTAACGATTTATTTGCGTCAAGGCAAAACCAAGCTTACATTAATGAACTATCAGATGCTGATTTTGCTCTCATAGAGGCTGGCGGAAGAAAAGATCATGATGGCAAAACAGTACCAAGGTCTCTTAGACATTTTCCAATAGCAACAGAAAAAGACATTGACGAGTCTTTGGCTAAATTAGATTCTTCTGATCTTTCGGACTCTGTTAAACAGGAAGTTCTTAAAAGAGTCGAAGCTCAAGCTAAAAAAATGGGCTACGATTCTAAAAAGAAAAAATCCGAGTCTAAAGAAGAAGACGTTAAAAAAGATAAAGAAGCTAAGGAAGGCAAGAAGGAAGAAAAAGGCAAAGAAAAATCATTGGAAAAAACTACAGCTCCAATGAATTGCCCAGAGTGTTATTAATAACATTTAATGGCTGTATATAAATGAGTACGCCATTTAGATATAAAAGCTCTTTCGCAAATAGCATTTCTGCATCCTGTGTTGACGGAACTTGCAAAAGGTTTGATATTAGTGAAGCTTCACTAGAAAATCTTAGACCTTTAATTCCGCAAGATGTAGATTTAAGAAAAAATATTGATTTATTGGCAGTAGCATTTAATGCTGCGGTTGTTAATAAGTTTAATAGAAATGGAGATGGTATAGACACGGAAACGGCTTTAGCTATTTCTGAATATTTTGTTCATAAACCAACTAATATAGAACACAATAAAGAAAAAGTTGTTGGTCATATCATATCTTCTTCTTTTAGTGGAATGAAGGATAGTGAGCTATTAAGACCAGAAGATTTAAGGGATACAAATGATCCATTTAATATATCTTTAGGCGCTTTAGTTTATAAAATAGTAAACCCTTCTTTTGCTGCTATGTTAGAAAAGACAGATGAAGGTGATGAATTTCATAATGCTATATCTGCAAGTTGGGAAATTGGATTTAATGATTTTTATATTGCAGTTGGAAGTAATGATTTAAGCCAAGCAGAAATTGTTACTGAAGAAAATCAAATTAAAGAATTGCAAAAATATTTAAAAGCTTACGACGGTAATGGAGAAATGGACGATGGAACTTTAGTTAATCGTTTGGTTGTCGGAGAAATTTATCCACTTGGAATAGGTTTTACTTCCAATCCTGCCGCAGAAGTAGAGGGTGTTATAGTCGAAGACTCTAAAAAAGTTCAAGTTCAAAAAGACGCCGCTCTAGCAGAGGTTTTTCATGTAAACAACATGGATCGTTACAAAAAAATTAAAAAAACTAAAAAAAATATTTCCCTTTTGCAAGAAAAGGTTGTAAAAGAGACAAACACATTAACTATGGATACTAAAGATCTACTCAAACAAATCGAAGGCATGCTTTCTGAAAAAATTGGCGATAGTCAACAATTCGAAGAAGCCGTCGCTAGCGTTTCCAAGGTTATGATGGACGCCATTAAAGAAAAAGACGCACAGTGGTCAGAAGAAAAAGCTGAAAAAGAAGCAGCTATTTCTCAAGCTGCTGAACGTCAAGAAGAGCTCGCTCAAGAAGTTGAGTCTCTTAAAGAAAAATTAGTGGCTACAGAATCACAATGGAACGAATTGTCCGAAGAGAAACGTCTTCGCGAAGCAAAAGATCTCTTTAATTCAAGAATGGCATCTGTTACAGAAGCTTTTGATTTGAATGAAGAAGATCTCAAAGTCGTAGCTTCTGAAATTTCAGAAATTGAAAACACAGAAGAAGCTTTTGCATCTTATCAAGAAAAGCTACAGGTCGTGTGGAAACACAAAACCAAAGCTTATATTGAAGAGCAAGAAAAATTATTCAATGAAAAACTTGAAGCCGAGCTTCAGAAACGCATTGAAGATTTATCAAAAAGCGAAGCTTCTACTAAAGAGACTGCAGAAGCATCAGAAGAAACAGAAGAAATTGTTGAAGAAGTTTTAGAGAACGTAGAAGAAGAATCTTCTGCTAGTATTTCTAACAACAACGAAGCTGCTTCTACTGAAGAAGGGTCTCTTCGTGAAAAATTTAACCAAGCTTTCTCAAAAGAAAACATAAAAATTAATTATTAATCATGGCTATTAGATTACTACCATTCCGTCAGTACGCTGAAGAAGACGTTGTAAATCTCTTTGCAAACGCTGATGCTAACAATCAAGTTAGTGACAGTGGCAATGGAGACGCAGGCGTTTTTGTTAAAGTAAGTGCTGGGGACTTTAGTGCTGATCCCGTTGGATACGAGAATAGTTCTTACCTTGGTAAGACTGACTATCCTTTTATTGGACGTGACCAGTACCCAGTTGTCCCATTGAAAGTTGAAGCAGCTAGTGCTGGCGATGCATGCGTTGGCGTAACTTTGCTTCAAACCGCCCTTAAGGACGAAAACGATGAAAAACTTCTGTACTATCCTCAGAAGAAACTAGAAACACAATCCGTGTTAACTGGTGAAGCTGTACCTGTTCTTGGAAAAGGTATCGTCACTGTTGACAGTGCTTCTGTTTTAGACGGATTAGACACTCCCGGAAGTTATGTTACTCTCTCTAACAACGCAGGAAAAATCAGTGGAGTTGCTAGCCCAGTTGGTGGCGCTACTATTGGTCAAATTTTGGCTACTGGTCAACGCGTTAACAGAGGTGTTTCCGACGATCAATTCGCTGGAGCTTCTGTTGGTACTGGCGCTGCTGGTAGCAATGGAAAATACGCTGTTGTTCGTATTAACTGCTAACCCAAGGACTTAAGAAAATGAATATTACTCTTAAACGCACAGAAGAGCAAGTCGAGCTTGTAAAAGCTATGGCTTCTCGTAATCGTGACGTAGCTTATGAAGCTCAAGCCGCTTTGGCTGAGTTCATGGGACCCGTTCTTGCTGAAGTAGTTAACCAAGCTCCTACGCTGAGCAACATGTTCAGCTCGTTCTCGTTCTCTGCTGACAGCAACCCAAGTCTTCCACTTGATCTTTACTATGACATCAATGCTGATGATTATATTAAAGTGTACAGTACAACTGTTCCTGGTGGACTTCCTACTAATCAAGTACTTCCAACTGCTAGCGAATTAAAGTTTACTACCTATCGTCTTGATAGCGCAATTAGCTTTGATCGTCGTTATGCAGCTCAGTCTCGTCTTGATGTAGTTGGTAAATCATTTACTAGAATTGCTCAAGAAGTCTTGCTCAAGCAAGAATCCACTTCTGCTAACTTGATTCTCGGATCTTTGGCTGACGCTATCACTAATGATAAGCCTCACGTTAAAGACCAAGAGTCTTCAAGCGTTGGATTCACTCTTGCAGACTTCAATTCTTTGATCACCCTTGCAAAACGTATCAATACAGCTTGGACTGGTGGTACACCAGAAGGTGCTATCAAAGGTATCACAGACCTTCTTGTTTCTCCTGAAACAATGGAAGATCTTCGTGCAATGGCTTACAATCCAGTAAATACCAAGAGTAACAATGCATCTGCTAATAATGACATTGCTGCTCCCGAAGCATATCGTTCAAGCGTATTCACCAACGGTGGAGTACCTGAGCTTTATGGTATCGGACTCATGGAACTCCATGAATTGGGACCAAACCGTAAATTCTGTCGTTTATTCGAGCAATTCCAAGGCGCTTCTGCTGTTTCTGGAAAAGTCGGATTCTCCGCAGGAGACGATTTGGTTATCGGTCTTGACCGCTCCCGTGAATCATTGATTCGTGCGGTTGCTTCCGATGCTGAGAGTGGATCTGAATTCACCCTCGCTGCTGATGATCAATACAGCGTACGTCAACAAAAAATCGGTTATTATGGCTCTCTTGAAGAAGGCCGCATGGTTATTGACAACCGTGTATTGACTGGTGTAGTTGTCGCTGGACACTGATCGTAAGTCAGTATCATCTTAAAAAGACCCGCCCATTTGGGCGGGTTTTTTTTGTTCTACAAAAGTTGAATTTCGTGTATCTGGAGTTATAATATATAAACTATATAATCTATAATTATTATGCCAGCTAAAAAAAATAAACCTACTAGTAAAAAGACTAAGAAAATAGAATCATTAAACGTAGCCGATGGAAAGAGCGATATCGAGAAAATTAAAAATCTTGAAGATCTATTAAGCGTAAAGCAATCAAATCCATTTGGGACAACCAGTAAAGCAGTGCTGGACGAGAAAATGAATGAAATGACTTTAACTGATTTACAAACTTTTGCCGTTAAGATTGGTATTCTGCCAAGCGGTAATAAATTGTCATTAAAAAATAAAATCTCACGAGCTTTTAAATCTCACGCAGGTGCAGGATCAGGTTATAATATTGGTTATAATCAACCATTAGTAGATCCATCAAGCAACGCTGCTGAAGAAATTTTAAGAATTTCTAGAGAAGGTATGTAAAATGTCTAATATTGGAGATATAGCGACAAGAATTTATGACAATGAATTCGATGATGCTCCAAGCCAGCTAGAAAGGGAATTTAAGATAGAATCAATTTCAGGTTGGATTGAGGCTAACGTTGGTCAATTCAATAACCTTACTTACCAAAGTTATGGTACTGGAGATGTTTTTCCTCAAGAAGAAGAAAATATCTTAACTCAATTATATCTAAAAGATTACTATAATAAACAAGCTCGTTCTGTATTAAACGGAGCGGCTACTGGATCTCTTGATTGGACAAGATTAACAGAAGGAGATACTACTATAGTAAGAAGCAATAGAATGGATGTTGTAAGAGGTTATAGAAATTTGGCAAGCGAAGCTTCTGATCAATTAAATGGTTTAATATATTCTTATAATTCATATCATGCTATGCCTAGACAAACTGCTGGTATAGATGGTACATTTATTTCTGGAAGTGGTTATTATGCAACATGAGTTCTTTGATCCCAGATTCAGATAAAAATGCTATATCTAATGTTTTTGATGATATTCATGATACCTTTGCTAGGGATATAGTTGTCTTTCAAAAAGAAAATGAAATTTTTGTTGCTACTAATGGAACTTATAATGCTTTATATTCAAGAATAAAAGACGCGCCAACTACTAGAACAAAAGTTAATCAATTTACTGTTAAAGCAAGAATACTTTACCAGCAAGAGCAGAAAGAAATGGATCTGCCCGGCGCTAGGGCTCAAATCAACGTACCAATAAGCGAAGGCTCTGTTAGAGTAAAAATTGACAAAGCTGGATACGAACTATTCTTGAAGGCTACAAAAATAGAAATAGATGGAGAGATATTCAGGATAGTTAGTGACCCATCAAAAGTTGGGCCTTTTACTGTAAAATTTTATACATTATATTTAAGAAGGGCTGACTAATGGCTAGGATCAACATGAAAGGTCTGGAAGCTGAAATCGCTCAAAAAGGTTATAAAATATATAAACCCTTAGTTGAAGACAGGGTTAAAAGAATGTTACAGAAAGAAACTCAGCAAGTATTAAATGCATTTAACCAAAATGCCGTAACAAGAGAAATAGAAGCTGGACCAAATTCATCTAACATATCAAACACTCTAGGAGGTTACGGAAACCTGTTTACGTTTATAGGTTTTGAGTCTGGTAGTGACCCAATCACTCCTATAAGAAGTTTATTAGCTAAATCAATACAAATTAGAGCAATAAGAAAGAAAAGAAATACTTTAGCTCTGAAACTTACTTTTTCTGTGCCAACATTAGAACAAATAAAAGCTGTAACTCCATCTCCTTGGTCTACCGATAGTTGGGCAGAAGCTATAGAGCGAGGTATGAGCGGTCTTGGTAAATATTTACACGCTTCTGAATCAGGCAAATTCAAAAAGAGCAGGTCAGGCAGAGGTGTTCAAACAAGCGTAGAAATTCGATCTGTATCAAATTCCAGCCCAGTAGAATACATGACTAAAATTTTAGAAGATATGTTAAGAAGTATAGAATCCAGTTTAAAGAGATTATGAAACCCCAATTTGATCACAAAGTATTAAGTAGTTTTTATCTATGGTTTGATGACAGAGTAACTAGACATGCAGAAGCTGTAGAAAGCGGAATTAATCAACAATTTTTTTATTCAAATAATAGCGTAGACGTTCCTGCTAATCAAGTCGCCTACTATAGCCCTGACAGGCAATTTGTTGCTAATGGCACTGATGTACCTTCTGGCGTTTATATTAGTGGAGGTTCTTTTGGAAATTCTTACGCGTTTGTTGAGCAAAACCCAAGTGATCCTACAGGATTAATGATTGATTTTAATCAAGGTAGGGTTGTTATGAATGCTGGCGTAGGAACTGATTTAGCTATCAGCGGAAACTTTAATAGAAAAACAGTTAATTCATATATAACAAATGAAAGTGAAGAAGAGCTTTTATTTAATACTGACTTTTTATTATCTGAACAAAATGATGAAACTTTCTTACAATCAATTGATGGTTTAGGTTCTTTAAATTATACTGTACCCGCTGCATTTTTAAGTTATAACTCTAGCACAAACAAGCCATTTGAATTGGGCGGTATGCGCGATACAAAAAGTAATTTAAGAGCTGTTGTTATAGCTAATGATAATTTTACATTAGATGGAATACTTTCTTTATTTAGGGACTCTACTGAAACATGTGTTCCAATTATTGAATTTGAAGATTTTCCATTTGGCGAATATTTTCATATTAAAAACCCGCCTTATGATTATCAGGCTATTTATCAAGAGAAGATGTCAAACTCCGCAAATTACGCTTTTATAGAAAAAATAAATTGCACTAAATTGTACGACACTTCTAGTTCTGCAATGAATATACCTAAAGATATGAGAATAGGGTTTATAGATTTTAACCTTAGTACGCCTAGACTGACAAATAATTAGATTCTATAGATTAGTTAAAAAGTGTAAAATAAATTATGGGTTGTGAATTACATAAAAGAGCTGTATTATTATCTAATTATAATACGTCTGCTGTAAGTGCAGGAGTCAAGCAGTCTGTGATTAATTCAAATTCGGAAGCTGCAGAGGCTCCAACTACAACCACAGCGGCTCCAACTACAACCACAGCGGCTCCAACTACAACCACAGCGGCTCCAACTACAACCACAGCGGCTCCAACTACAACCACAGCGGCTCCA